ATATTCAGATATTTCCCTATCATCCATAACATTGCCTTGTGTAACATGCAAAATGTCAGAATGAATTGCTTGATCAAATATACCACGATAATGACTTGGAATCAATGCTAATGCTTCTTCAGGTAAGAAAAACTTAAATTCTGCATGATAATCATCTTCTGCATATCGTTTTAATGTGCAAACTGCATTTAAATCTCGTGTTGCCGCTAGGTCAAAACCAATAAAGACTGCTTCTGGTTCAGGTTTATCTTTGCCAGATGAATCATCCCAATATTGTCTATCTATCCATGCAGTATTAGCAGATACATATACATTAAGTGTTTTGCATAGAAATTCATTTAAAGCTGGTGGTTTAAGTTTTGCCTGTTCACACCTTTCTTTAATGGCTTCTTGATAAACTGATATCCCTTGCATGGGATTTGCTTTTGCCCAAGTTTTTTCATCTTTCCAATTATCTTGTGGATCAAGACCATAAAGCAAACCAAACCAATGCGGGTTATCAGTAGCATCACCATGAAGCATTGCTTCAAATGCTGACATATCTTCATAAAACTTTGTATCCTTTGTAAAACTTGCAGTAGTAATATAAATTCTTAATGGATTCTTTCTGGCAACCATACCTGAAAATATAACTTCGATTGAATTGCGATCCACAATTTGAGCGGCTTCATCAATGACCGCTGTAGAAGCATTTTTTCCGTCACCTGATTTTTTGTTGTCCCTAGAAAGTGCTTTGAATACAGTTTGGCTATCATTCATTTTGCCAATCTCATATTTGCTTAAACGATACCAAGCTTTTAATTCTTCTGGCATAGATTCAACCATAGACCTAGCCGCATCAAAAACAATAGATGCTTGTTCACGATTGGTAGCTAGTGTAAATACTTCAGCACCAGCTTCATTAAAAAGAAGTTCGTATAAACCAATGACTGCGGTTAATGTTGATTTGCCAGCTTTGCGTGGAATAAAAACAATGACATCTGTGGTCATTCGTTTTTCGTGATCCTTCTTGTGTCTAAATCCATAAATCGCACATAGAAGTAAAATTTGAAAAGGTTCAAGGGATATATGTTTCCCAGCATCCGGTCCTTTAGTATGCTGAAGTTGTGAAACAAATTGTAGAACATGCTCTACATATTCTGGAAAAAATTCGTATTCCCAATGCTTATCTTCCATAAAATTTAGGAAGCGTTGGCAAGCTAATTTTATATTGTTGCAAACTTCAATATTGCCTTTAGTTACATCTTGGGCATACTGAATCCCTGTCAAATAATTCATACTATGCCATGTTCTTTTTCTATAGCCCTAGCAAAATTGTAAGCAACTAATTTAAAATCGCCTTTGCAATCCTGAACAACTGCATACATAATTTCTGCAATGCGTCTGTCAGAAAGTGGATTTCTTATTGGTTCTTCTAGTTTAAATGTAACTTCGCCTGTATTGTCCAAATAATACTCCTTCATCTTTTCACTTGCGGTCCTAACATTAATCTTCCAATCATTGAATTAGAAGTAATGTTTGTTTTAGCTAGACGACTTTTTGGCGTTAAACCAAGTTCATTCATCATAGCAATAATTAATTTTAAAGCTTCTTTGCGAATGGCAACATAAGGTGAAGGACCGGTAGTTTTACCATCGTTATAATAAGTCACTAGACCTTCGACCATGATGTGGCGATTACAATCGACATAAGTATCTATCTGGTCAGTCAGCATAGTTAAAGTATGGCGTTCCTGTTCAGAACCTATGCCATAAACATCATAAAGAAACTGGGAAGTTTCATCATAAAATCTTTTTTTACTCCATGCTTTAGGGTTGTCCATCCACTCGGATTCTGGTATTCTACTTTTAATATTTTCAGGCAAGGGAATTCCCATGTTTTCGCCTTTTGTTCCTTTTACGATGTGCAGTTCTGGTGGTAGCTTTGCTGACATCAGATACACCCCCCCTTTGTAACCCCTTTTACAGAAGATTGGGGCTTCGATTGCTGATTTAGCAACCCCAAAAACATTAAGTTATTCATTATTTCCCTACTCCCATGCGTGTTTCAGACGATTGCCCTATCTCACCAGCCAGTGCAGAATATCCACACATATCTATTGCATTATCAACATGACTTGGATTTCCTTTGAATCTAACTACCTTTAACAAGACCATAAGGATTGCTACATCTTGGGGCGTGACTGGATGATTAAGATAGGCTGACCAAAGCCTACTGATATTGGTAAAGTTGTTCTCTGCTTCACCATGCGTGGATGCCCTATCATTACATATATATTCATTAGCAGTCCGTAATATCTCTGTCTTGTCCATCATTATCCTTTCTTATTATATAAACGATACACATTATACACACTACCCATTTAGCATAGTCTAACGCACACAATATATCACATAACACATACTCATTCATTATGCGTATGGGTGTGTGCCTGTCTTATCTATAATAAGTGCCTGTTTGCGTGGCTTAACTGTTTCATTGTTGGGTATGCTTATATGCACCCAGCTATCAAACTCCCTAATGACTTGATCATAGGGTATATCACTATAAACTATTGCCTTTACTACTTGATCTGGTGTCATACTGCCAACCTTTATATCAGCGGCACAACCAACACAATGTTGGGATGTTGGCTTACTTCCTAAAAGGTTATTAACTTCAGGGCTACGATAAGCACTATTAATATGAATAGGTTTATTAAGTAATAAGCGAACTCGTTCAAGTAACTTGGCAAGGCGTGTAAGATTAACAACAATATCGCCATTAGGATTATTATCAATGCCATGACGCACTGCCAAATCTGAATATGTTAATTCTTCTAAACTAAAATGATCTGATAACTTTGTCACTTCTTTAATCCTAAATACATTCGTTCACCTATAATAAACGACATACAAGCGCCAGTCATATCTAGGAATACACTAACAATTGCTGATGAAACACTTGGTGAATAAACTACAAATATAGTAGCAATAAGAATAAATGTAATGATGACATATCTATAACATGCTCTTAAATCAATAATCCATTTTGAAGGTTCGCCAGTAGGATTATCTAATTGAGATAATGCTTTAAGCTTTTCTGTTTCAGCTTGTATTAATTCTATGCGTTCTTGCATATTTTGTGGCGTTCCACCAGCACCACCAATTAATTTAGCAAATAAACCTCTAGCACCATCAGAGATTGCTGGAACTAAAGCTGGCAATATTAAATTTAATAAGCTTCCCATTTAAAACTCCTCTAAATTAAAATTATATATATCACAAATCCTTTTGGCTAATCTATCAAATTTTGCATTATGTTGATCAAAATCAGAATGGTTTGCTTTATATAAATACACATGAATGCACTCGTGCATCATAGTTTCAAATATTTTTAAGAAACTATCACACATTTTATCAATTTCAATTCGCATAGGTTCTGTATGAAAATAGCCCATAACTTCATTTGAATCTATAACTGAAAATTGAATCTTGTGGGGTTGTGGCATCTGATATTCATTAAATGGTGGAAGGCTGATACAAAGCTTATAAATCTTACGCAAATTCTGTTTGTTTAGTAATTTCGATGCCATAGTCTGCGTCAGTGTATTGAATGATTCCATTGGATGAATAGTAAAAATAATTACCTTTATTTTCTTCAGAAGTTTTTAAACTATGACATGGCACACATAAACTTTGCCAAAGATTTTGACGAAATTTATTAGCATCCCTTCTATGTGGGAATACATGATCCACAACTTCTGCTTGAACTACACGACCATTAATTAAACATGATGCACATAATGGCTTCTTACTTAATTGAATTTTTCTTTGTCGTTTCCAGAATGCAGTTGCGTAAAGCTTATCGTTTTCTTTACCTTTGTCAGTAATGCCACCACCATGTTCAGAACAAAAAGTGGATCGACTTGTTTTTGGATTGTTGCAACCTAATTCCCTACACTTATCATTAAGTGGGGCGTAAGGCATTTAATCTAAAAATGTAAGCTTATAAATTGTAGAATCAAGAAGTGACATAAGATTATCTACAGAGTTCTGAATAGATGTGTAATCACCTACCACTGCACGATTCTTAACCAAAAAATCTCTAACTGCCATAACTTCTGTTAAACCATCAGGATTTGGTGCTTCATAAGTTGCTGGATATTCTACAATCTTTTGATATGCACCTTGCCATTCTTCGATGATTGAATCAACTAAATCTGGCAATCCTTCATAATATTTTTGAAGGGCTTTGTGTTCTGAATAAGATTTGGTCTGTAAATGTAATATATGACCATTGGTTGAAGCATGAAGAAGTTTTAAAAAGAATTCGCCAATTGTTACTGTAGGAATTTCTAATTGTGCTTCTTTGATTGAATATACTTTTTTCATAATTTTACCTGTTCATAAAATAGATGACGATTGTCATCAGGATAACACCAATTAATAATTCTATCATAATTTGCTTTTAATTAATTTAATTGTTTGTTGCAATAATTCGACTTCAGTGCCAAATTTGCGTTCAAATTCCTTTTGTCCAGCATGTAAAGCTATTCCATATCCACCATTTTGATGATGATTGGGGCATAGCGGTATGGCTAACGACCAATGACTACGCTGGGATAAACCTACGCCATGTCTAATATGATGAATATGTGGTGGACTATACCCATATCCTTCACGCCTACAAACTATACACCCTAATTGTGACAATTTATCGTAATGGGCTTTTTCGTCTTTAGTCATTTCCTAATACTTTACCATATTGAAATAAAATATCCTTTTTAACCAAAAATGCTTTTTTAGGAACTGTATCACCTTTGCCTATAAATTCAGCATGAGTTAATTTATTAAGAAATATACATCTTATAATTTCCATAGGTTTTATGGATACATATTGGTTGCCATCATAAAAAACCCAATAATCAGCTTCAGTAACCATAAGACCAGATGGCTTGCCATACATTTCTATTTCAATAACTATGTTATTAGTGTAATTGCTTTTTAAATCTGATTTAACTTCTATGGATTTTGATAATTCTGGAATCCAAATATCATAGCCTTTATATTTATTAACAAGGGTGGCTGATACATATTTTTTTTTAATGATATTTAAAACATCAAGTTCAATATCAATACCCCTTTGTAAATCCCTATGAAAAGTCTGTTCCATCATCACTCCATCCTAGTTCCGTAAAATAATTAATAATACTTTCGGTATAACTTCGCATAGAATCCACACTCAAATCAGTCGTGGACTTTATAAATTCAATTTGTTTATCACCAATCTGTTTCTGTTCACGCAAAAACATCCAGCCACATAGCATGTGAATTTCTAATGGTTGATAGCCAGTATAAGAACTAATGCTTTTATAAAGATGCCCCCACAAATATCTATTTTGTTGAATTGTTCTTGTAGTTTCGGCACTAACTCTTTCTTTCACTGTAATTACTGGATGTTTGCCTTCTTTTAGCAAGTTTTCCAAGTAGGTCAGAAGATTTGGAAGATTCTGCTTCGATAATTGCCACTGCTTCATTTTTTAGCACCTTTACATCATCATCAATTTTGATAAGTTTTGAGTTAAGCCATAAAGCGTATCGATTTGCACCTGACGCAATTTTATAGCGTGAAATATAAACATTGTTGCATTCAATACAATATTCACTAATCTTTTTCCATTTAATTTGCATCATGTATGCTAATAAGCTTCATTCCATATTCATTATTGCCTTCTGGAATGATTACGCTTGCCTTTCTTATAAGTTTATTTTTCTTGAATGGTTTGTAATCAACATGATGATGCCATCTTCCAAAACGCCAAACAACTCTAGCAACATCTGGATGAAGATCAGCCAACATCTTTGATTTAGGAAGCGTTCCTTCTTTAGAATAAAAGTCATCAGTATTACCACCCTTGATTGTTTGGGTCTGAAGCTTTTCTTGTAAAAAGGCATTGAATTGAATAGTGCAAAACCCATCTTTAAGCACTCTTAATGATAAGTCTGTATCTTCATTATAACGACCACGCCATCTATAAGGGATATCATTCCTAATAAGCAAGCATGAATAGATTCTGGTATTTAATCCAAAAGGTGGATGTTGTTGTTTGGACTGAACAAAGAAATCATAATTAAAACCAGCAATATAAACATTTTCATATCGATCCACAAAATCTTCAGATGCTCTAAAAAAGTTAGGTGTTTTACATCTAGCCATTAGATTTCTATTAAGCCTAAAGAATGCTTTGATATTGTCATCCATAACCCAATGCCATTTATGACCAGCTTTAATTGAATGATCCCAAGCAAAATTCCTAGCGGCACCCGGCCCCTTTGATTTGGTATAGCCTAAATCATCGCAAGTTTCATATTCATCTTGAAATCTTTTGTCCAAAATAAGAATCTTGGCTGGATCAATAACTTCAGCATAAGTTTGATATTCTTGTTCTTCAACAATAATGTAATAGGGAACTTTTAATTCTTCTAGGGCTTTACTTGTTAGCCTACTGTCAGCCCTACCTTTAGATACAATGTATATAGGATATCTAGGATTCATCGACATACCTTAAATGTGCAACTCTGCGAAATTCAGCATAGGGAAACCAAATAGTCTTTAGTTTTGGTGTAATCTGCTGACCCATGAGTTCTGCAAATTTAGCTACATCTTCTTCGTTTCTAAATCTAACATTGATTACACGATAAGGCGTTAAATCTTCCTGATGAAATTCAGGCATTCCAATCCATTCATCTTGTGGTGTTTGGGGTTGTGGTTTTTGAAACAAATCATCTGTCATATCTTATCCTTTCTTATTTAGAGTTAATGGCATCTTTGGCAAATTTTAAAGAAATAGCTGGGTAATTTTTGGGGTTAGCAATAATACGATATGCCCATGCTCGCATATCTTTTAAATTCTTTTGTTCAATAGGTTTGTGATCATCCACATACTTCATTACATTAGCTGAATAAAGCCTGTTTTGATCTAATGAAAGTTTTGGTGCTGGAAGTGAATTGTATTGGACTGGCTTTTCTTTAACCAGCATAAGAATATCTGAAGGCGTTGGCATAAACTTTGAAGTATCGACATATTTATCAAATGCCTTTGTAACTTCATTAAATTGAAACTTTTCAAGTTTATAAAACCAGATACGCAAAGTATCTTTATCTAGGGGTTGCTTTCCATAAATAGTGCAAAGACTATTCATCATATCTTTAAACCCTATCTTGTCTTGTTCTTGCATAAGTTTCCTAAAATGGTGGTTCGTCTGTTATTAAATTAAATACATTTTCTTTTGGTTGTGGTGGTAATCGTTCTATTTTATGATTAGGTCTGTGTAAAACATAACATTCAGCTTCATGTTTTGTTCTAAACCTACGAATAGGTTCGCCCACATCATCAAATACTAAATATCTAAATAAAACTTCCATAGTAGCAATCATCGAATAAAAGCCAATTCTAACATTAAACTTAAACCAATAAAAAGTCCTATTAGCCCACCAATTATTAATAATTTTATTGCAAAGTTTATAACTTTAGCCATTAAATTCTTCCCATATGAAATATAAGACCAATGTAACAACCAAGAATATAACCACCCACAAAGCAAAACCAACAATCTTAAAGACCAATATGAGATTCGACCAAGCGTTTGCTATCATACTTTTTAACTCCATTAATATATTTAATGTTTCCAGCCACAAGTTCTGTAATAGTTAAATTATGTTTTTGCTTTTTTAAATCTTTAAGCCATGAAAGTTCATCAGGTTCAAAGAATGAAATAATTTTCCAAACTACATCACCCTTATAATCTGTTTCTTCTATTAAGTAAGCTAATACTTTTTCTTTCATATCTAATCCTTATTAATTAATCTTACATCAATAAGCTTGTTTGTATCACCATCAAATACAAATTCAACATTACATGCTCTAGCACGCCTTGAATTAGTTGCTGAACATAATCCTACTGTTCCTGTATTTCTTAAAAATACTGAATAAGGTTTTACATTTTCTGGAAGTTTTGCTCTTACATTAGCCACCGCTGAAACATTGAGTTCGCCATTTAACTGACGAACCCAAGTTTCTAAAGAAGGCATTGTGTTATTTGTTGTCATTTCTTGTCCTTATCTTTTAATAAAAAATGTGATTCGATATAGCTATCTTGACTTCTTTTTGTTTAGCCCAAAAAGGTTTTTGCATTTGTCTGGTATGAAACCATTTAGCGCCCCTTGTTGGATCGTCTATTTTTCCGTTTAGTATTGCTTCAGCTAATGGCATAAGATATGCAACTTGTGTTTTAGTTGGCACACCATAGTCAATAAACTGGTATTGCGATTTTTGTTTCATTACTTCGCAAATACTTTTCGGATAATTTGGATCGGCTTTGCGGTTAATCGCAGTATAAGCGACTGCAACTTTTCCCACATCAGGTTCACCCCTAGCTTCGCCAAACATAATTTGTGATAAACATAAGATTTCATTGATCATCTTCCCATCCTAGAATGTTACTGAAACAGGCTTTTCATCCATGTAGCGCATTTGCCTTAAATATGTTGCCGGCATTGGAATAAATTGCCCACCTTTTTCAAACCATTGCTTGGATTCTTTCTGCCAAAACAAAGCTTGAAGAACAACTTCTATATTTGGTCTTGTCGTATTCCAGATTTTTTTACAGACAGATTTTCCTTCTTTGCGTGGATATTCTTTCCAAAACATTTCAAAATCAGACAATATATCTATATTGGTTAATGGTTCTTGGTTAATGGTTAATGGTTTATGGTTAGCATTGCCTTCGCATTGCGTTGGCATTGCCTTCGCATTACCCCATCTTCTTTTGGCTGATTCTGATGCTTTCTCTGCTTTTAAATGAAACTGTTCAATTTCAGCTTCACACCTTCTGTGAACATAACCATCTTCAGTTTTAATAAAGAAATCATTAAGCACGCTTTTAATAGCATTCTTTTCATCTTGTGTCCTTGCTGAAAGTAATCGAAATAATTTATTGTCATCCAAAGGAAGTGGTTCTTCATTTAGATAATATTGATCTAGTAGCTGGTGATAGCAACCATGTTCTAATAGGGTTAAATGGGTCGTGTCTTTGCGGTAGTCTGCAATATTGTGCTGATAGTAGTGCAAGTAGTTTCCCTTCGTAATCTTGTCTTTTTTGAACTATAAAACAAAAATTAGGGTTCTTGCAAGTATTTTTTAACCTTTTCTACTCCATCTTCAAATCCATAGGCTACTTCTGCACCATAACCCATTGATTCTGCTAGGTTTAAGAACTCTGCTTGGTTTTGTTGTAATTTACCATCTTTTTTCTTCATTTCTATAAAAAGACCATGTTTTCCATTTGATGGGATCATTAAAAATAGGTCTGATACTCCAGCAGTAACACCTTCTGATTTGAGTTTTATGGCAGTTCCAATGTGCCTTACGCCACCATTCGGTATGGCAAATAAGCATTTAGCCAGTAAAGGATATTGAAGTCTAAACCATTTAATAAGCAAAGACTGTGCCAAGTGTTCATCTGATCGCATAAGGCATTATACCAGTAGAACCAGAACAGGCACTTTAACCAGTAACCAGTAGAACCAGTTTAGCCAGTCGATCCTGAAAATAGACTAGTCGAACCAGAATAACCAGTCTGACCACTCTGTTACAATTTGTTACAATTGAAGCTTCTAATTGTTACAATTTGTTACAAATTATTACAATTAATTACAATTTGCTAATAATTTATTTACAAATTATTGATAAACTGTATTTATAAGGCAATTTGTCTTATATGTAGTAATTGATCTATAACAACTAAA